AGTCCAATAAATATATATCTTGTTACATTTTCCGTCTTTTATTAGCTTCTGCAAATTAGCGTGGTCTATAAGTCTTAAATACATTTCTTGAATAACGTCTTCAGCAAATGAACCAGCACCCATTTTTTTTGCAATAGCTACATATTCTTTATGGTCTTTCGATATTTCTTTTAACCAGTCCACCTTTCAAAGTTAAAAAAAAAGCAGCACAAATTAATGTACTGCCTTTTCACTTTTAATAGATAAACACAAAAACTATTAAAAAGGTAAATCATCTTCAGGTAGTTTTTCCATTTTAGTTACTTGTGTTTCACTTGGTTTGTACGGTTCACTTATTGCCATACTGAAAAACTTTTCACCGTTCTTTGTTTCACGTACCCACAAGGCTACTTCTTTTTCTAAACCTTCACAGTTCATTTTTCCTTTGTAGTCAGGGTGCGTGTCTGCTTTCTTATAATTGTTTTTAAAGATTGCACCAGTATTTATTTTTTGTTCCATATTGATTGATTTGTTTACGTTTATATATCCTATATATTTTTTCGTCTTTTCCTTGTTTTCAAATTCTGTTTGTTTTGGTAAACTTCGCCACTCCCATTTAAAACTATAATTTTCTTTGTCTAAATCTGTAATATTAAAAATGTAAATCTTGTGATCCATTTTAACGACATACAAAAATACTTTATTTTTTTGTTTACTATATGTTAAATTGTAAGCGTACTTGTCAAATTCTATAATTGTGTCTTCATAGACTTCAGTACGGTTTTTTATTTCAACTATATACTTGTCATTATAAGCGTCAAATCTACTGTATTTATTTTCTTCTTCTTTTAAATTATAATCTTGCTGGTTTAATTCTTCTAATATTTGTCGTTCTTTACTTTTCAACTTTATTCATAATTTTTCAAATGTTTTTTTTAAATAAAATCCATATCTCATTTTTATAAATAAACTATTTTTTTTCAATAGTCTATCAATAGTCGCACTACTTATCATATAACATAGTCCTTCTTCAGTTGCAAAATCTCTTTTAAATTCACTATAAGGCAAACAACTATACCATTTAATATAGTTTTGATATTTTAATATTTCTTTTATTTTTAATATTTCGTGTTCTTTTTTTGTCATTGTTCTACGTTTAAAGTAAGCTTTGCTTTTAGTTCATTGTAGTATTCTCTACATTCTTCTATTCGTGTTTTTATTGATTGAATCACTTCTTTGTCATAATCTACTCTAAACAACTTTACACGGTTTTCTTTAGGTATGTGACTAAATTGGTGTTTGCTTTGTACATACTCTCTTATGTCTAAACATTCGTCAATCTTTTGTTGCTTCCAATGTTCACGTCTTATTTCATCTTCAACAATTTGTTGTGGTGTGTCTACAAGACAATAAGCAATATAAGCTTTACGTTTTCCAGTTAACCACATATAGCCTTGTACCTGGTAAAAGTAGTCTTTGTTTGGTAGTTCTTCTTCAAACAATGGAAAAGTAGAAGCTTCATAACTTGACTTAATATCTACTACAATATCAGTTATAATATCTGGTTCGCCAGTTATATATTTGTTTGTAAACCTTTCTTCATTCTTATACATAAAACCAAAGTCTAAAACGTCATTACATAAGTCAATACTGTGTTGTTCTACTTCGTTTCCTTTATCTGTGTACCTTGACCAGAATTCGTTTTTTATTCCAAATTCGTCTTCAAGTAGTGTCTGCTTTACATAACTTTTAGCAGTTTTACTAAGCACTTCTTTTTTAGAACGTGCGTTAGTCATTATTTTTCCAAGTGATGAACAACGTACTAACATAATTCTAAAGTTTTAGATTGTTTACTACTTAAAGAATATTTGTCTTGCAGTTTCTTTTTAGTGTACTTATTGTTTTGTATAGCGTCTATTGCTTTTAAAAAAGTACCTTCATCAAGTGCTGGTTTGATTTGTTCACCTCCAGCGTCTGTGTCTTTGTCTGTTACTATTCCTAAAAGGCTACTAATAGCATAACGTCTAAAGTAAGTAATTGCAGAACCATATACCTGAAATTCATTCATTCCTTTTAATTGCACACCTTGTGGTATAGCTACACAACTTTCTATTGTGTCACCACTTGTTACGTGAAATAAAATAGTACGTAGTTCTGTTCCGTCTAATAGTTGCGTAAAGCCAAGCTTGTGCTTTTTTAATAACGGATTGATAACACTTAAAATAGTTGGTAAGTCAGCGTAAGAATAACCGTACCCTTTTGTTCCTTTGTGGATCACTTGACATTCTTGCTGGAACGCTGCCAAACTTTTATAAATGTTTTCTTTTGGTAAGCACTTATTGTTAGGCGTTGCTTGTTCCTTTTCCATAAGGTCTATGACCTTGTCTGTTGTTTTACTCATATACTTGTGTTTTATTTGTGTACGTAAAGTTAAGAATTATTTTCTATTTCCTTACATTTTTGTTTAAATTCTTTTATTAGTTGTTTAAGTTCTTCTTTGTCGTGCTTGTGTACTTCTTTACTTCTTTGTTCTAACTTGTTAAATTTTTCAGAACCAATTTTTTTAATTAAATTTTTTTGATAGTTAAACAAGTTACCGTGTAAATGCTGGTTACAAAAAGTGCATTGTGAGTTAATATTTCTTAAATCAAACCTTACTGAACCGTGACCACCAGCACTAAAAAAGTGTCCAGCGTCATACTTACCTACTAATGGTGTACCACAACTTACACAACCTTTGTCTTTGTCACGTAGTCTTACATATTTGTTTACCCATTTTTGTGCTTCTTTAACGTAGTCACTTGTGGTTTTTAGTTCTTCTTTCATTCGTCTTTTTTTCTTTTTCCATTGTACTTGTTTTGCTTTCTTAATCCATTCTTCAAAACATTCTGTTTTGGTGCAGTACTTTTGATTAAAGTGTAGTGCTTCAAACTTTACTTTGCATTTTTTACAACGTGGCATTTTCTAAAAGGTTTTTATTAGTTAATCTTAATTCGTTTACTTCTGCTTGTAACTCTAAAAGCATAATATTGTTTCTGTACAAGTCACCACTTAAAGACATACATTTTAAATCTAACCTATTTAAAACAAGTAAAGCTTCACCAAGTTCTATTAAACTATCACGTTGGTTTTTTATAAGTTCTTTTTTGTGTGGTGTTTTCTTTTCCAGGTCCTCAAGTGCTAACTTTGCTCTATGATAAACTTTGTTTAATCCTACTTTAGCTTTTATTACTTCTATCATTTTTCTTTAATTAAAATATATTCATCTAACTTTTTTAAAGCTATTATTATTTCGTCATCACTTAAAATAAAATTAGTGTGATTAAAAGCATATTCAAACAACCTTATTAAGTCTAATACTTCTTTATTGTTTTCGTCTATATAGTTAAATCTTTTCATTTGTTTCGTGTTTTTATAGTCCACAAGAACCACTATCGCAACTATTAAAGTCATCATCAAACAATTCCATTTGTTTTAATGAATTATAAATTTGTTCATACGTTGAATATCCTGTTTTCCATTGTCTACCTTTATAATCTTTAATAGATTTTTTTTCTTGTTCAATAAACCATTTAAATTTTGAATCGTGTCTTGTTGATTGATGTTTTAAAAATAAGTCTTCAGCGTGAAAACAACCAATACAATTATTAAATTTAGCAAATCTAACTGGTTTGTCTTTCCAATATTTAACTATTTTATCTCTATAAATATTATCATTAATTAACGGAAAAACAGGTTTTCGCCATTCAAATTCTTTCCATTTATTATTTTTATTTTTATTTTTTTTTATCATTATTTTTTCCGTAGTAAAACCATATTCATTTGTTTTTTCTTGCATTTTTTTAGCTCTCCTCATTTCATTTGCTCTAAATCCTATTCTCATTTCTACTGGTTCTTTTATATTTTCATACCACCATTTAGAAATTGGAACTACTTTTAATTTAGAACTACAAAATCTTGCAGTAACTTGTGGTATAAAAGTTAAACCGTTTTTCATTTTTATAATTTCATCAAATGTTAAACCACTTACCCAATCTATTTTAGTGCCTATAAATTGTTCTAAATCAAGTATAGTGTGAATTATCATATCGTCTTCAAGTGTTCCAATAAATTCTTTGCCTATTTTATCACTAACTACTTGTCTTAATTTAGCGTCAGGAAACATACATTTTTTATCGTCTGTTCTTACAAGTGAAAAAACATTGTAGTCTGCTGGGTAGTTTGCTGCTATGTAAGCACTTGTTTTACCACCACTAATTGAATTTACTGTTTTCATTATATTCGTGTTTGTGTTGTTTGTAATCTATATTTTTTTAAATTGTCTACACCTTGCATTGTAAACCCTAAACCATTGTTGTAAGAAAATAATAAAGGTTCGTTTAAATTTGTTAGTTGCCCTCCAGTTTCTTTATCTTTTATTTTTTCTACTGTTATCATAGTTTCAAATTTCATAGTTGGGTGTGCTACTAATCTATGTATAGTCATCATATTGTCTGTTCTATTTAGAAAACTTTTACCACCTTCTATTGAAGCTTTTAATGGTGCTTTTAAGTGTCCAGCCCATTCGTGGTTTTCTGCATATATATTACCAGCACGACCACTTTCACTATTTGGGTGTGAACTTATAAATAAACTTTTTTTTGTTTGATTGCAAAAAACCCTACTTTGATTCAAGAACTCATAATTTGCATTGTGACTTATTTCACGATTCAAACCAGTAAACGGATCAATAAAACAAACATCACATTTAACACTATCAAAAATTTCAAATAGTTCTTGTGGTGTATATAGCTTTTTGTTGTCTACAAAAGTAAAATATTGGTTTAAGTGATTGTAAGCACTTTGTATAGTTTTCAGGTGTATTTGTTTAAATGGTTTTCCAACATACATTTGAATCATATCACGTAGTATTTGACCACTTGTATTTTCTCCACTCCATATACAAAACGTCTTATCATTTATTAGTGCTTGTGATAGCATATAATAAACAAACCAAGCAGTTTTTCCAACATTGTCGTGTCCTAAGATTATAGTTATTTCGCCTTTTTTTAGTCTGAAGTAATTATCTAAATTATTACCTATTCCAATACCTGGTTTTATTTTTCCTTCTTTATAGTTTTGTAAATATTGAAATTCACTTCCTTGTGTTACCAGCATTTAGTTGTGTTTTTATGTGGTTTAATAAATGGTCATCTTTACTTGTATTCGTGTTTTCTTTAGCTAACCAATTTCGTGCAGTCAAATATAAGCTTTTATATTTTTTATTTCCTTGATAGTTTTCAATAGCGTCTAAAACACGGTCTATTTGTTCTTTAGTATATAATTTATTTAGCTTATTAAATTCATCAGTAGACAAACTTAAATGACTAAACTTCCTATATATATTAATTACATTATCATTTACATTAACATTATCAGCTAATTTTGCTACCTTTTGTTTAGCATTGGTAGCTTTTGCTAAACCACCTAAACGACCAGCTTCAGCACGTTTTGTTTTTGTACTTTGCCACCTATCTAAATCACGCTTTAATTGTTGTTTAATAGGTTCAAAAGCAATTTCAAGAAGTACATCACTTGTTGTTGGTTCTTCGTCATTAACGTAGCTTAAAATGTGCTTAAACAACTTACCAGCGTATTCATCAGTTAGCTTGTTTACAGTTGTATTTATGTCAGCGTATAAAATAAAACCTTTTTTGTTTTTCATATTTCAGTAGTATTTAGATTGTTTATTTTATCTATCATACTATCAAGCTTTTCTTGTACGTTCTTAATATCATTAATAATGAATTTTTGACGTAGTTCTATTGTTTCACCATTTAAATAAGCACGTAGTTTTTCCGTGTTTTTAACGTAGCTAACTTTTTTAGTTTCTTCTTGTATTTTGTTCTTACGTACACCATTTAAAACGTTTACGTGGTTACGATTAAAAAACTTTCCTATTTCAGCTAACTTATAACCATTTTTGTATAAGTAACTATAAAATAAAAAACGTGGGTCTACATTTTCTGCTCGTCTTGTACGTTCACCTAAATTGAAATATTTAATGATTTCCTTTACTTTTTGTTCTTTTAACTTTTCCATAAGTATTTACTTGTATTTGTTTTTTAGTAATTAATTGTATTTTATTTTTTCGTGTTTTAAAAAGTTCTTGATCCACAAAACTAATTCTTTTTTTTGTAGTATGAAGGTGACTTTATTTTATAAATGGCGTGTCTATTATCGACTTCTTGGTTTCGTATCTTTTCAGACCAAACTTCAAACCAATGTTCAAAAGTATCTTCTTTTTGAACTCCTAAAAGTTTTATTGACTTAATTGTACTTTTGTGCCTATCTAATTTTTTAAGTGCTTCGTGTTGTGATTCTGCTGGTACTAAAGTATATATAGTTCGCCAGGTTTTAGTGTGGTCACGTTCACGGTGTGTTATCTTGTATACGTTCATAGTTTTAATTTTTCTATAATTTTTTCTAAACATTTCACTACTATACTATTTCCAGCTTGTTTGTATGCTTGACTATCAGAACAAGACCAAGTAAAAGTTTCTGGAAAATCCATTAGTCTAAAACATTCTCTTGGTGTTAGTCTTCTAATTGTATCTTGTTTTAAAGTTGCTTGGTTACTAATACATTCTAAAGATTGTGCTATTTGTTTACCTACTCGACCTCTTCTTGTTTCACTATGTAGTCTTGTAAAGTTTATACTATCACCTTCAGTAGCTTCTTCGTAACCTTTACTATTAGCACTTTTAATTTTTATGCTTTGACTATTATTTGTATTTAATAGCATTTCATTTACTTTTTTTTCATCTAAAAAATACTTTTTATCTACTTCCTTTTCTAATACGTCTTTAAGTTTTTTTGTCAATGGTTCGTCTTTTGGAAATTGGAAAACATTTTCTTTATCGTCTTTTATTCCTACTATAAAAACACGTTCCCTATTTTGTGGTACATTTAAGTTTTTTGAATTTATAACCTTATAATAAATGTGATAAGGTACTGCGTGTTCATCAGCAAATAAAACTGGTAAACCATTAATACTTTTACCACCTAAAAAATTTAACCATTCTTGAAAAGTCTTACCGTTGTCGTGTGATAATAAACCCCTAACATTTTCAAATATAA